CGGAGTAAAGATCTGTGCCATAGAAAAACGGATCCGCCATGGATATCTCTAACGCAAACTTGGTTAGCCCCAAAGGCTTGCGACTGAATTTGACCGGGCGAAGGATCTCGACCGCTGCTTCACGTGTGGTGCCATCTGGTATTTGCTTGGCCAAGACATGCTGGCCCGGTGAACCAAACAGCTGACCCAAGCGATCGATGTTCTCGCCCAACACCTGATCGGCTGTCTTGCCGCTGGGGATTGTCCCTGTGGATGGATCAACCGAGCGCACCCACATCAGGAAAGTCAGAACACGGTCGTTGTAGCGCTTTTTTATCCAGCGCTTGCCGTCCTGATAGGGGATCTGGATGTTATCATTGCGAAAACCGGGCGTGCCCAAACCATCCGATACTTCATAGATGCCCCAGGCTTTTGTCTGCAGAGGTTCGCTATCAAAACTGTACAGTTCCATTTAGACCACTCCGTAGGAATGCTTCAAAAGCGTGCGCCGGATACTATCTTCGGAGCTTTCCGGTTTGGGATTGTGGATTGTGATGTTGTAGGTATTGGTTACCCCAGACGTGCCAACAGACGGATTGCCACCACGACTGACTTTTTGCATCGCGGAGATGATCAGGTTTTCCAGTCGATCGATCGGGACAACCGCTTCTGACCCTGCTTCACCGACCCCGATCACGCTCGGGCTGTTGAAGATACCGCCGCTGGCATACCACTTGATGCCAAGTTTGGGCACACTGGGTGGATTAATGCTAAACGATCCTGAGATTTCAAAATGCGGCAGCTTGGGCTTGGGGATCTTGATCTCCGGCAGTTTCAAGTTTCGAAAGAAACCGACAATTGCGTCCAGAGCGGTCCGGATCGTGTTTTTGACCGCATTCATCGGACCTTCGACTCCCGACTTGATGCTGTTCCAAATTTCTGAGGTCTTTTGTTTGACGGTGTCCCAGTTCGTATATAAAAGGATGCCCACGGCAATCAGCCCTGCAATGATGGCAATCACCAGCCCGATCGGACCGGTCAACGCGGTGAAAACCGCACCCAGAGCACCGCTGATACCGCCAACTGATGCCAAAGCACCCGAAATGGCTCCGACTGCAGTTGATATGCCGCCAATGACCGAAATGATCTTGCCGACAATCCCGATCACCGGTCCGGCAGCTGCTGCAACGAGGGCGATTTTGACGATCTGCTCTTGCTGTTCTTTGGATAGGCCCTGAAACGCATCCATCAGGGGCTTTACCACGCTGATGATCTTCTCCAATACCGGGATCAGGATTTGGCCGAACTGGATACCCAGTTGAGTTGCTTGCTCTTGCATGATCCGAAGCTTGTTGGTCGGGCTATCTAGCGTCCGGGCCAGGTCGCCTTGGGCGTTCTTGGTCGATTCCATGATCACACCAAACCGGGCTTGGACTTTCTGGGCTTCGGTCAGAGCTTCGCCCTGCTTGGCAATGCCATTGGCATAGGCGTAGGATTTGACGGTGTTTTCATTTACCAGAATACCGATGGCTTTTAAGGGCTCCGCTTCACCGGAGATACCGGACTTTAGCTTGTTGAATGCTTCATCAGGACTCAGGTTATAAAACGATGCCATGTCATAGGACAGCTGGGTCAAGGTTTCGGACAGTTTTAACGACTCATCGTCGGAAAGACCCATTGATGTCAGCATGGCGTTGTAGGTGGCAACGTTCTTTCGCACCGAATAGGCATTGAGCCCGAGTGCCTTGGACGTTTTATCCGACCACTTGCGGGCTGAGTCTGCCATATCACCCATCGCCACTTCGAACAGGTTCTCGGACTCAACCGCATCCATCGCCAGTTTTGTCGATGCCGTGGCAATCCCCAAGATGGGCAGGGTCACAGCCGTTGAAAGCGTCTTGCCGACCGAGGACAGTTTGTCGCCAAACACCTTCATTTTCTTTCCGGCAGCATCCATGTTCTGGGAAAGCTTGTACCAGGCTGAGCTTTTCAGGTTCAGTTCCCGCGTGGTTTCCTGCAGCTCCTGCTGCATTTTGTTAAGTTCGGCAGTGGCATAATTGACCTTGATTTTAAGGTTCTCAGTCGCTTTGGCATCTTCGCCCTTGGCCCGAACACTGGCTTGATAGGCGTGTTCCAGCTCGCGCACCTTCTGGGCTTGGATATCCACCTGGCGGTTAAGGCTATCTGCTTTCAGCTTCAAGCCTTCGGTGGATTTGCCGAAATCACCCAAACCGGCGCTTGCGGCGGCAAACTCACTCTGGACCACTTTCAAGCTACGCTGGATTTTGCTAACACCTTCCTGAAATCCGCGATCATCCAGTCCGATCCGAGCAATGACGGTATTGGTATCTCCGGCCATGATTAATAAACACCTCCTTCCTAAAACAAGATGTTGTCGATGGTGTCGGTGGCATCATCCAGATCAAACCCATGTACCGAGCGGTAGACCTTGTATAGCGCTTGGAGCTTTTTGGGTGTGCTGAGCCAAAACTGTTCTTCGGTCATTTTTAGAAGATTGGTCGCCAAATAATAAAGCCACTCCCAGTCCCAGGTATTGGAATCTAAGTGGCTATCGATTCCCCCAAGTTTGATTCCTCTGCTTCGGGCATGGCCTTGTCGAGCGCTTCATTGATCGCAGCTCCCAGCCGTTCCAGGTCACTGAGCTCCAGAAGCTCTCCAACCTGGCGCAGGGAGATTCCTTCATCCTCGACCTTGATCGAGGCATAGATCAGGGCGCGGATGGCCTTGAGCTTCATTTTCTGCAAATCCTCAAAAGCCAGGTTGATGTCACCATAAATATCTTCAAGCTCACAGAAGGTGTTCATGTTGAGCTTGATTTCATAATCCTTGCCGCCGAGGGAGAAGGGGATGCCTTTGTTTTTGAGTTCAGATGCTTTCAAGTCAAAAATCCTCCATCGTTAAGGGGTGGCAACTGGTTCAGCAGGGACAGCGGTAAACCAGCCGGAGATGATCAACGGATCAATCCCGACCTCATCCTCATCGGCGATGAAGCGGAAATTGCCATCGAAATCGCGCGAATAGAACGTACCTTTGAGCTTGGCGGTCTTCGGCGCGGGCTTATCCGCTTCGGTGTCATACTCATCCGCTGCCAGTTCGAATTTGCCCTTCAATAGCCAGACAAAGCGGTACTTGCCGTTATGCTTTTTGGACTTAAAGCCCAGGGCGACGGTTGGTGCCAGATCCTGCTTGCTTTCGATCAGGACCCCTGTCACAACCGATGCACCTTGCAAGGTTGCGCGGCTGGTGAGGGAGAGTTGGTTCAGTTCAATTTCAACCTCGATGCTGTCAAAGGAAGTGATCACATCCTCGACGGTATCATCTGAATAGATGTTTTCTGAATTGACATTCGGTGAGAGCTTGGCGCTGATCGCACGCTCCAGTTTGGTGGGGGTGGCATAGTTCGCCCCAGTGTTGTCGTCTTTGGTCAGAAGCGCGATGTGAATATCTCTAAGACCAATTTGTCTGGCCATTTAGGTGTCCTCCTGTGATTCGAGATAAAAGAATTTGATTCCTTTGTGATAGATCCCGGTGTCTGGCTCGTAGAAATCCGCTTCGTTCAGACGATGAAACCCGGCAGCCAAAGCCAATGATTTCACTGTTGTCACCAACGCGGTGTAGTCCGTTTTCGACCAGATGTCTATCTGGATGTAATGACCTGTTTGACTTTCCTGATCCTCAGAAAAATCCTCGCCGTTTTGCAGGTATTCATGAAAAGTGATGTAGGTATTTTCCTTGCCGGTGTATTTCTGAAAGGCCACTGGGACACCGATGGTTGAAAGAGAAGAGAGGACCAGTTGATTAATCACCGTTTAGCCCCCTTTCCAGTTCCTCCCGGATAACAGCATTGATTTTGCCTTTGTTTTCCTGAACCGATTTTTCGGCCCAGTGCTGGGCGGGGATCTTGGATGTGCCCCATTCGGTGAATTTGCTATAGAAAAACGGGGAGTTATCGCCTTTGGTCGGTCCGACCTGGACGAAATCCACCCCGTTTTCCTGCTTGATGTCCGAAACGGCTATGTTATCTGCCATGTGTGTCTTGCTTTGATCCGAGCGAGGCGCTTTGGATTCCATACTGGTCTTAACCAGTGATCCAGCTTTTTCAAGGGCGTTTTTCTTGATGTCTGTTCCTTTGGCCCCGAGCTTATTGACTTTGGCGATCAGCTCATCCATACCTTCCAGTTCAATTCTGGCCACTGGGCAACACCTCCACCGCCTTGATCTCCAGATACTTTTTTCGGTACTTGATGTCATCGATATCGGTGATGTTAAACAGCCGGTCCTGAAATCTTATCTTCATATAGGATGTGATACCGGACCGATAACGGATTGTGAATTTGACCGTGTTTTCGGCCTGGATCGCTTTGGCGGCAAAGTACTCTTTGCCATGAAGGTTGGAAAAAGACGCCCACACAGTAGCCAGCTCCGATTCTACGTCTCGGGCAAAGCCGTTTTCATCGATGGTGGTGGTAATTTGAAGGATGGTGATTCGTTTACCGAGCTCGCCAATTTTCATCATTACCACCCATCCAATCGATAGGGCTGCAGCAGACGCCGAGTGAAATCCAGAAGGTCAGGGATGTTGGCCGCTTCTCTCTGCTCATAGAGATTGGCGACCAGAAACAATCCTGCATTTTTGAGGATCTCTGGGACCGGCTCGAATTCTGCCAGGGACCGCCGTAGGACATCTTCGCAGATACTCTCGGCGGTAGAAATCAAATGGAGGATGAGCGAATCATCCTCCACACCATCGACGCGCAGATACAATTTGGCTTCTTCTAATGTGACAAGCAGTTCGCTCACCTCCAGTTCNNNAACAATTATTCAGCNGCCATCAATCCNGCNGCTTTNAGTTTGGCCAGNAGTGCNTTGAAATCNGTGACCAGCCCAGGGACATCGGCNGCCACACTATCTGCCTGGAANGCNGCAGGGGTGAACAGGCCAAGGACCTGNCCACCCTCCGCAATTTCCAGAGTGCCACCAATGACGGTCTTGTCACCGCCTTGTTCGGTGTAGTTTTTGACGTTACTCATTTNTACTCACCTCACGCTTTCATCTGCAGGACCTGAATCGATTCGGGCAGGATCAGCTTACCATCGACACGTTGGGTGGCCCGGAAACCGACTTGGCCGTTGGCGGCATACAATTCGTTCAGGCGCTGGAACGAGCGCCCCTGGCGATCGGCAATCCAGTAATTGCTGAAATCTCCAAAGGCAATGACCTTCGCAGCAGATGCTAGGGTCGGAACATTTCCTGAGGTGATGATTGGGCGGTTCAGGATTGTGTCCGGATCGCCAACGGAGAGTGACGGCTGCCAGAGATACTGGCCTTGCCCATCTTTGAGTTTCCGGATCGCTTTGACAGTGGAATCGTTCAGGACGAACACGGCGTTTTTGCGGTACGGACCTTTCAGAGCATGGTACAGATCGATCACTTCATCGACGGTAATCGCAGTTGCCGAGGCAGCAGTCACACCAACCTGAGCACCGCCAGTGGCGTTGAAGATACCGGTCGGTTTACCGGAACCGTCACCGATGAAGAACGCTTCTTCCTCCTTGGCACCGATCCTGCGACCAAACTCCCTGGCGATGTAGCTTTCCAGGTTGAAGACACTGTCATTGAGAAGCTCTTCGGAAACCTTGATCATGGTCGCCAGTTTGTAGGCGCCGATGATTACCTGGGTGAAAGCATCATCCGAATCAGGGATCAGACCTTCCTCATCGACCCAGCTGGCAGTGCCTTTGCTGGCAACAACCGGGATCTTGCGGTCGCCGGACGAAGTGGAGATGACATTGGCCAGCTTACGGAAGATGTTCTGATCTTCCAGAGCTGAAATCAGCTGGCGTTCGAACTCATCCGGAACCAAAAATCCGCCTTCTGAATCGGTGCCCACCTGCAGGGCGTTCTGGACATCGAAGTGGGTTTTGTTGCGCATCGCTTTCCAGAATGCGCTCATGTACTCATCCGAAGCGCGACCGGTTTTGATATCCTTACCGGTGGCATTGGGGATATTGCGGATCGGGTTGTTGACCGGCTGATTGAGTTCCAAGTCCATAGTCCGCTGGCGTTCCAGGCGATCGATCTCCTTGCCGAGGCTGACAACCTCGGCTTCC